TATAACCTTGATAATATTGATCACCTGTAACTGGTGGACCTGCTGGTGCTAAAGTTCTATTTTGTTTAGGTTTATACCCTGCTTGTTTAGCTGTAGCATAACCTTGAGCACTAGCGGCCCCTATATTAATTAACTGAGAGGTTATACTTGGTCCCTCTGCTTTACCTACAGACTCAATACCTATTTGAGCTTGTGTTTGTGCATCTTTAGCTTCAAACCCAAGATTAGTTAGAGTGTTCTGTAAGTTTCTAGTAGTTGTACCAAATGTACTTTCTAAACGTGAAAGATTAGTTAACCCTTGTCTATTAACACCCAACATAAGGCTACCTAGTTCTCCTGTACCTTCACCAGTTAAAGTCTGTATCTGACCTCTAGCTTCAATTAGTTGTTTCTTCTGATCTAACTTAGCATCAGCATATTTTTCTGCTTCTACATTTGCGGCTTCACCTACACGTTTTCTTTGTTCAGCTATACGTAATATTTGATCTTGATAAACTTTTTGTCTAAGTTCAGCATTACGTTTATACATTTTATTTTGTTTTTCAGCCTGTTCATTTTGAGCTTGAGCAGACATATACGCTTGAGCTATGAAGACTGCGGCATAAGCGGCTGGGTGGCACATATTTTTACAAATTCATAAAAAGGTTTTTTACCTACACCATAGTCAGGTATAAGTCTTATAAAATGAAATCCTAAGAATTTTAACCATTTAATAGAAGGTCGATTACCAATGTGTACGTAGTTATAGAGTAAATAATAATCTTGTGATATACTATTTACCCACTTCTTAGACTCTCGTATAAAAGTTCTCTGTATGTCAAATATAGAGTCTGACGCTAATAACCAAGGGATACCCCTCTGTTTGTCTTCAGGATCGACACCAACGCCAAACATACCAATAACAGTATCTTTGTATATAATACTATTACATTCCTGTCTTGACAGTTCTAGTGCTGTTAATAAGGCTTTTTCATTTGACAGTCCTACAGAGTAACTTACTTCTAAACTATCTTGGTGTCGAAGGTTAGGAGCAAGTATAAAACAATCTTCTTCTTTACTAGGCCGATAATACGGCTTTGTCATACTCGATTAGATCTTAGTATCATATATCCTTCCCATTCTGCTGATTGAAATACGCAAGGAAGATGCGTGTCATTTTCTAGTTCTATTTTGACTTGACTAGATCTTGCTAATACTGGTACTTTAAATGTACCTTCTTGTAATGTTTGTTCACCTATAGTAGTAACTCCAACTGTTGAACCAGAGAATACTTTAGTTCTTGGTGCTCGGCCTTTGGTATCAGTAGAGCTAGACTGTATAGGCTTTGGTGATACTTTTACTTTAAAGAACCCTGTTTTGTTAAAGTTAAGGTTTATATTACGTAGTTGTAATCGTGCCGTATTTGCAGGTGAATCATTTATCTTCATTACCTGTTCAGATACTTCATATTTAAAGGTGTAAGGAATACCAGCAAATACACGCATAGTGCTATCAGAACCACCTTTAATTGCTTGCCAACGTGCTGTACCATTTTGTAATATCTGTGATAAGAGTGTAGAGCTTACGCCAGTACCAAGTACTTCTCCTGTTTCTGCAACATAAACTATATCATTTGCAGTAGGAGGATCATTTGGAAACGCATCTGCTATAGATCCGTATAAAGGTAACAAAGAGTCAGCATCAACTGTACTACCTGCTCCTGACCCATGTTTTAAAAGTATTCTACGATCTAGTAATACAGGTTGTCCATTACGCATTACTAAAGATGCAGGGTCAGTAGAAAGGTCTATACGTTCTAAACTTATATTATCACTACGGTTTATCAAAGCATAAAGTTCTGAACCTAAAAATGTTGTTGCTACTACATTACCATCAGACTTCCATACTGACCATGAACTTTGTACTTTTTGACGATCTTGCCAGTAATACTTATAAACGTATATGTTTTTTCGTTTTGTATTTGACAATGCAACAATCATTTCTTCGTTAGAAGAAGAAGCCATTTGTCGTATTTTACCAGGAATGTACTGAGGTACATGAGCAGTAACTTCAACAGCATCATTTTGTTCTGAGTTTTCTACAACAAAGTACTCTCGTAATCCTGAGAACTCCCCACGTTTAAATGGAAAGAATATATACTTACCTGCTGGTACTGGTTTAGCATCAGTAGATGTTTCAAACTGAGTAGATACGTCAATAGTAACTGACTTGGCACTAAGAGTTTCTCTAGCACCTACAGTAAACTGTTGCAAGTCACTAAATAAAATTAATTGTTCTTGAAAAGGTATAGCGTGTTGTAATATAGAAACTTGGTTATTACTTACAGCTACATCAATAGGATTAGTATCAGAATCAGCTATGACTGTACTTTTAAAAAAGTTATTGTAATCTCCTGCTTGAGAAAATATTACGTTCTCATCACTGATAAACCCTAGTCTATTACGGTGAAAAAATACATCACGTATTGTGTATGCACCACTTGAATATACAAGAGGATCATACTGAGCAAAAGACGGAAATGGATTTGTAGTATCATCTCCTGCTTTACGTGCAGTGTAGTCTGCTGTAGTAAAATCAAAGTATACTAAATCATGAGTACTAGCATTTTTTCCATAGTAACTACCACTAGTATAAAAATTACGTACCAACTGATGTGGCATCGTGGTAGCATCTAATTTGTTTCTACGATCATTAGCGTTATCTTGAGGAAACGTAGGTTGTGGTATTTCTTTCCATACACCATCTTGATAATTTACATAGTAATCATCTTGATTGTTATTTTTTTCACCTTGTACTGTTGCAGTAACACGCTTTCCAGTGTAAGCAGGACTAATAGTTGTATCACTAGAATCTTTAGTAACTTCGTTATATAATTCTGGAATACTAGGAGGCAATGCGGCAAAACTTTTAGTGCCTTCATGTGCAACTATAGCACTAATAAATGCACCACCTTGTCCATCATCTACCTCTATACTAAAAGGTTTACTAGCATTGTATATATGAATAACTGAAGTTGTACCCTTTTTGCCTGCGGTTATATCACCATCATCAGTATCAGAACTAACATTTAGTCCATCTTCAGTTTCATAACGAACTACAAAACCTTCACCTGTTGGTAAGTTTCGTAAACCTGTACCTGTAGTAGAATATGATCCTATTACATTACCATCAAAATCGGTTAGATTACTTTTAGTAGTACCTTTTGATACTACTTCACCTGTTTTAGTAACTACAGGATCACTACCAGTACTATTTGTAGTTAAAGTTCCTACTACTAAAGGAGATTCATCAAATAATGATTGTGCTACATTAATAGCATGAGTCGTAGCTTGATTATTTAATTGACCAACAGCACTTTCAGCATCCCCAGCAGAAGAATCTGTTCCAACCGTTGCTGTTGCTTGTTTTACAGTACCATCAGGTACTTCATAGGATGCTCTAAAAATACGATCATAATCATCAGGATTATTACTATCATACGTATCTTGATAATACACATTAACAGCAAACTTCATACCGTAGTCAGCACCTTTGACGTAGATAAGAGCTTCATAGGGTCTAGTTAAAGTAGTACTACTACTATTTACCTTAATAGGGTATTGTTTGTTTGCTATGTATGTAAAGTCTGCAATAGTAGTAGCCGCAATATCAGTACTAGCAAAGGTTAATCCTGCTAGTGCTCCTGAGTCAAAGTTAAGATAATCTACATTACCAGCAGAAAGTAAATCAGTACTTAATATACCGCTACCATCATACACATTTACTTCAGTACCTATTGTTCCTGTACCATATCCTGTAAGATCAAAGACTCTTAACGAATTATCTTTGATAACTAAAAGATACGCTTCGTTTTCATCTCTTCGCATAACGTGAACAAAGGCATCATCCATTCCAGTAATAGTACCTATATCTTTTATATGGTGAAAGCCTGGACGTTTTTCTAGCCCTTTAATAACAGACGATAACCCATTTTCTTGTACTTCACCTTGACTTTCTAATCTCAGTGATGGAGGTTGTTGAGACACTCCGTTTACAAAATTAGGAATGGTACGAGAGATTAAACTCATATCTTGTATGTAAGTGTAGAGTCTTCAGGATTTACAGTTGTGGAATGAATAGAACGATCCACGACACGGAAAGTGTCATAATTATCAAATATACTATAGTCTGCGGATTCAGCATTGTAATCCATGAGTTCTGATAAAGCCTGTGCTTCATCTTGTTGTTGGAATCCGTGAAGTTCAGATGAACTTAGAACTCTATCTTGAAATATCCTAGCAGATCGTAATGCAATATATCTTCTTGCAGGTTCTGGGAGATCCTCAAAGTCAAGTTGTATAATAAGATCTAGTTTAATACCAGTAGTTTTTTTACTAAGGTTAAACGTATTGTTTTTACGATCATACAGTTTACGTCCACGTTCTACTATATCTTCTTCTGAACTACGAACTAACTTAGTAGTATCTACTCGTAGTATGTTTGCAGGAAGATGAACAGTCCCATCACTACCAGGAAACAAAGTGTATTCTAGGTCAGTATTGAATACGAATCCTTTTGACTGTACTTCACGATTTACATTATTTATAATACTTTCTGCTAACTCAGCATCTTCAAAACCCGAAGCCAGACTATTTACAGGTGCTTCACCAATACTAGATAACATAGTATTGACTGCTTCTAAAACAGTAGTGGGACTTGTAGCCATTATATATAAGGGAAAAAAAAGGGTAAACCAGAGATAGTCTCTAGTTTACCCTTAGTTTAAAAAGGATTACCCTGTACCTTGTAGTAACAAGACACAAGCGGCTGGCCTCAATACGTTGTGTCCCATAGCGTACTTCGATACGGTTAGAGTACCTTGTCTAATGATTTGGTACTCGGACTCAACACTGAGATCCATGAGTTTGACAGTTGCGACTGCATCTTGAGTCATAACCATACCTACTACACGCATGGCAAGATCAGAAAGATTATCAGTTCCCATACTAGCAGTTGCAACACTGGCTAAAGGAACGTCATATTGTCCTGCTCTATTAGACTCACCAGATCCTAATGGATCGGCATCAGTAGTTTCTGCGATAGCACCTGCTCCACTTTGAGTGAACAAGTTGCTAGTCCAAGTAGAACCACTGAAACTACCAAGATGAGGAGTAACTACCAAAGGCATACCCATGATGCTAGGCACGTTGCCTGTAAGAGGACTTCCAGTTCCTCCAACGTCCCTGTTAAAGATAACAAGATCGTTCAAAGGAGTTGTACCATTTACCTTAAACATATTAAAGTAAAGGTCAGTAGGAAGAACAACAACAGGATCACCAGGAACAGCTTTGTTCTCTAAGATTCTTTTAGCTTCAATAATAGCTTGAGCTAATTCTTTAGGATCTTGAACGTCAGCCGCAGGAGAACCTGTAGCTCCACCAATAAATACATTATCAGTAAAATCCTCGTCATCAAAAGCATCGAATTGTTGGATCATACCTGCGGTTCCTGCAACAGTAGCATTATCACAAAGTCCGGATTTGATAGCAGTTCTCAAAATATTCTGGTCTGCTACCTTGGCAAGAGCATAACCTGCTTCTTGAGTATAGATAGACCTAATATCATAATGAGTCATAGCTTCATCAATATTGGGGATAAACTGAGCATTGATCAGTAAATCATCAATAGCGACTATCCTTTCTGCCTGTTTAGTGGTAGAAGGAGTAATCTCATTACCAGGAGTGTGATAAGATGCGGAACGAAATTTTCCTGTCATAGGAAACTGTGCCGATTTACCTTTTGAAATTGTACGCACTCGATGAATGGGCATCATCACGTTACGGGTCTGAAACGCTGTAAGTACTTCCCCTGCGTACAACTTGAGAAATAACTCACGAGCACTACCAGTAGCGTTAGATTGACCCGACCTAGAAATGTTACTATAATTAGTAGCCATATTTATTACCTATAAAATGTAAAGTTAGAATAAAGATCGGATTCCGTGAAACACTCTAGTTGTAAGTTTCGTTCAGTGTTATCCTTCGCAAAGGGCAGAGACTAATTCTTAAAACTATTATATAACATCAGAATTATACAGCAACTGTTCGACTTGTCTACGATACGCAGGATCTTCTGCATAACGAGGGTCTTTCATTGCTTCGGTTACTTGGTTCAATGATTGAAACCCTTCAACTGAAGGAGAACCACCATCTCCAGAATAAAGGGCAGGGTCGCCATTAGCAAGGTTATACTGAGCTTGCAACCCTCTAACAGCTAGCATAACTTGGTTTATATTAGGTGAGTCTACAGAATCATTGAAAGCATCAATTTCATCTTGACTCCAATTGTCAGATGCCCAGTTTACTAATTCATTGTAGTTTTCTGTACCACCTACTGAATCGTGTACGGTCATCTCTAGTTGTGCTCCTACAGCTTGCTGACCTGCAAGCCAGGAATCTACAAGTGATGGAGGTATACCTGCATTTGCTAATGCTTCATACGCATCATCACTAAGTTCACCATTTTCTAAATACTCTGATTGAAAAGCATCAAAGTCTAAATCTCTACTTGCTAAGAACTCAGTGATCTCTGTAGGATCTTCTTCTAGTTCTACAGGATCATCATCATAAACAGCATTATCATCTTCTTCAAGATGTTCACCAGAACCTAGACGTTGTTCTAGTTGTCGATATGCTTCAGCAAGATCTTCCGGGGTATCAAACTTAGAAGGTAACCATTCTGGTTTGTCAGAAACTTCAGGATGTTCTGCGGCTTCTGCTACATCCAACATTTCTTCTAAGTGTTCTGTAGTTCCTGCCGTAGGAACTTCTTCTCCAGTACTAATATTTACACTATCTACCATATTAATTATTTAGTTTAAATGTCATACCCATGAAATCAAAAGTTTTCCGTCCTTCTGACTTAGCTTGTTCTTTAGCGTTCATATACTCTTCACGCTTTCTACGTCCCATCTCAGCTAGAGCAAGTGCTCCACCTACTACACCACTACGTTTATACGCTTTAGCTTTACCTCGTTTCTCTCCTACCTGACTAGCACGTTTTATTGCACGTTTTTTAGTAACTTTTTCTCTAGCCTTTTTAGTAACTCCCATATCTTTAAGGATTTTACCAGCGGCTTCTTTTGCAGTTTTAGAAGGCTTACGTTTGGTTTTTCTTTTAGGAGTATCTTCGACCTCTAATGTGTCTCCTCGTGCTGATGTTACTGTTGCCATTATCTTCCGTAAACTCTTTGTCGTGCTTTCTTAACTTGTTTCTTTTGTTCTTCTAACATTTTATCTTTAGAAGGTCTGTCACCTGACTTAGGAGGACTTACAGTAAACGTCATACCACCAACTCTAACTGACTTTTTGTCTTCTTCTTTAGCTTTGTCAATAGCATTAATCATTATTCCTGCTACTGCCATAAGTCCTGCTCCTGTTCGACCACCAGGAGTACGTGATATCTTTTTAAGACGTTTTCTAATATCGCCCTTCTTAACTGTACCTTTTGGTTTTCTAGCGTACTGATTAAGAATACCTGTGACTTGTTTCATAGCCGCATCAGACAACCCTTGTTTTTTAAGGGAAGAACCTGTTTTGGTTTTCATACCAGATCCAGGTTTAGTCTCTGAAGAACCTTTAGTAAGCTGAAGTCGTTGACCTTTTTTTAAACCTAAAGGTTTCTTTGATCTTTCTTTAAGAGCTTTTCTAGCTTTTTCTACTTTTAGTTTCTCAGCTACTTGGTCAGCAGTTTCGGGTAACTCCTCTTTTTTTATTCTGACAGGAGGTTCCTGAGATGATATACGTTTTTTAGCCATTACTGATTTTGTGTTTGTTGTAACTGTTGTTGCATCTGCTCAAGCATCTCAGGATTACCTGCTACGTCTTGTGCTATAGTTTTTGC